TCTATGCCAGCCTCTACGCAGACCACCGGGCGCAAGTGGACTTAGAAAATAAAAACGAACACACCGACAACGTGCTAGGCGTACACCTAGACCGCAACGATCCCTATCTAATAAAAGACAGTCTGTCATTCAAGGGCAACCCGATTGAGGTTGAGTTTATTGATGGTGAAATGTGGGTCATGGGTTGGGACTTGGATAAAGACCCCCCAACGGATTTAGATGCAGCTTACGCTAATCGTGAGTGGTGTCATAATTTTACAGTAGTCCATCCCCCTCCGAACCTATCAAACGATGAGCCGAAATCCAAGCAAGCCCCCCAAGTAGCGCAACCACTTTACGAAGGTGGTAAGCTGGAAAGAACGGGAACGACCACGCTCTGCTTCAAGCAGCGGTTCCCGACGACCATAGAGCAATTAGGTGCTATTCCAATGATTGTCAACAAGAATTATTCTATTATAAACTTATCACGCTGGTTATTAATCGTAGGAGAGTAACCAATGCCCGAACAAGATCCCGAGTTTATTGCTCACCTTCAAACTCATAAAGCATTAGAGACAGCTGTAATAAAAAACAGCAAAGTTCTATTTGAGAAAACAAACGGTAATCCCTCTATCAGCGTACAAATCCCTTTAATGGCAAAAGACATCACTCGCTTACTAAAGTGGATGGCCACTGTCAATAAGACAGCAAGTAATATGATTATCTCTTTGGTCGTAGTTGTGTTTAGCCAGACGTGTGCTATGGCTATTGTTATTGGGCTTTTCGTTATCCGTTTAATAAACGACGCTTATCCAGGACAATTTCCCTAAAAATAAGGAGGTGGTATTTCTGAACAATGAGGCTAGTGTCGGACAAAAAAATAACCTAAGGAGATTTTATGGAACTAACTCAAGTCCAACTTTGGTTGGCAATTACGCTCGCATCCACACTCGTGTGGCTTATCAAACAGGCAACAAAATGGTTTCCGAAATGGCAGCCAGGTAAAATTGTTCTGTCGTGGCTTGTATACGTGGTGTCTCTCGGGCTTGCGTTTTACTACACCGCATTTACCTTGCCTGTCTGGATCCCGCCTGTCTCTCCGTTTGAATATGTGTCAAGTGGTTTACGGTGGGTGAGCGAACTCATTACTTCTCTTGGCCCGATCGCCGGATCAGCGATGTTATTCTATACTACAATTTGGCAGAAATTCCTTGAAGGTACTGCAGGAGTAGTGAACAAATATGTTTTTCGAAAATAAAATTCGAGAATATATTTTCCCCATAAAAAAAGACTCTTGACGATAGAATCGTCGAGAGTCTGATTGGAAGACCGATCTCAGTATCGGTCTTTTTTATTTCTATTAACGTGGCGCGTATGTTAAAGCAGTTGCGGCTGCTACGAAAGCATAAAACATCCAAACAAGCCAGAATGTAAAATCTGCTGGAATTAGTCCGACAAGAACTGCTGCTGGCATGACTAAGGTTGCTGTCCACGAAAATGATAATATTGAGCACCGTATCATTCGAAATACTCCTTTCTCAGAATCTTTTCGATTCCATATTTGGTGGTTATATTAGCAACTCGTAACAAAGCAAGAAATTCTTTGACATCAGGTTTTTTATTGAGCATCCAATAATAACCTGTACCGTGCTTGCTTGATTTGCCGCCAAAAACTCTTTTCAATAGGTCTGTCTCTGAGCTATATTTCGTAAATATAAGAACAGATACGTATTTATTTTTAGCTATGTATGCACGCGCCTTTTGTTCGACGATTTTATAAGCGTCCTTTAAGGGCGGGCTTGCCGTTCTACCCATAATGTTTCTCCCAAGTCTCAATTGCATGACAATTATGACAAAGTACATCACACTTATCAATTTCTGCCCACAATCTCTTCAAACTGTATTTGAGTCCTTTAGCAACATGAAATTCTTTTTCTTCTTGAATTCTGTGATGGAAGGTTAGTACTCTAAAGTCTTTTGTGCCGCAATGTTTACATCCTTGTTCTGCTTTATACTCTCGAATCATTTCAGCACGTTCGTTATGTCTTGTACGATTATAATTTAAACGCCACTCTCTATCCTCGGTAACTGTTCTGCCCATCGTGATTTCTCCTCTATATCAGTTTTCCAAGGTACACCAGGTAAATACTTATCTCCCATTTCTTCCATGATCTTAGCAAGACTTATACCTTGTTCCTTCATTAAGGAAAGATCAGCTTCGATAATAACTTCATCATGAACCATGAGAACTACATTTCCCCAACGCTCTTCAGCTTCAATTCCTGAGAGCAACGTTAGATCACTGGCAGCAGATGCTGTAGGCATATGTACGCAAGCTTTCTTTGCTTCGTCTTTGTTCCTGCTTGTAATCAACGGAAAATGTCTACGGCGGCCAAAAACAGATTCTACATAACCTTGTTCCTTCAACAACTTAAATTGATCCCGTTTATATTGTTTTCCTACAGGCATCAACGCATCATAATCATCAACAAATTGTTCGGCCATACGAATATTCAATCCAGCATCTTGTGCAAATGACCATTTATTGCCTCCATACAAATAAGAGAAGTTAAACATTTTTGTTTGAACACGTTGTACTTTAGTATAATCATTGCCATACATACCAATAGCAACTTCAGAATGTAAATCTCGTCCGTGTTCGTAAACATCAAGTAGAAAAGGATCTCCAGAATTTACAGCGAAGACACGAAGCTCAGCTTGAGAGTAATCTACACATACAAGAATTTTACCTGCACCAGGAATAAAGGAACTTCGAACTAATGCTCCATAGTAATCATCAGGTCGGGGTATTGTTTGCAAAGCTGGCTTACGTACAGCTAAACGACCTACTTCTGTTCCCGGTATACTAAATGTCGCATGCACACGATCATCGCAATCAATCATATCAAACATGTTGTCGACATACGAAGATCTCATTTTTGCTACCCGGCGATATTCCCGGAGAGGCTTAATAAATGGATGTTTACCTTTATGACGCTCAAGAATATCTTTATTCGTAGAACGAGCTTTTAGTTTCTTTGTTGGACGTGCTTCAGGTAATCCAAAATCATCAAACAATACTATGGCAACTTGCTGGGGAGAATTGGGATTGAAATCGGGCTTATCACACAGATCCCGCATTATAGCTTTCAAGCTATCACATATTTCTCCAAGTTCTTTCGACGCCTCCGTCAATTGTTTTCTATCTACTTTAATGCCACGAATTTCAATATCAACAAATTTATTGGCAGCAGCCATTAGTATCTGTTGAAAAGGCATTTCATATCGATTTTGCTCTCGTAATCGTTTTTCGTAAACATCCCAAAGCAATAGCACACCTACTACATCTAAAGCTCCATACTCAGCCAAAACGTCCGTTGGAATCTTCGAATATCGATCACTCTTTTTCGATAGATATTTGCTAATTGTCGTAGCTTCATAATCTGGTACCCCAAATTCTTCTCGTACTAATACTTTGAGGCCGTGAGGCGAGTTTTCATCAAGAGCATAATGTGCAAGCATAGTATCGAAATGTTGTTCGATAACTAAGCCAAGATGTGCTTTAACGAAAACACAATCGAACTTTAAGTTTTGCCCCCCTACTTGGACCCTATCAAAAAATTTCTGAAGAATGTCTACGCAACCATCAGTATCGTAAAATAATTCATCAGTTAGGATAATGACTAAATCTAACGTCCAACAGATTTGCATCATGAGAATGGGGTCAGGAGCTTTGTCAGGCCGTCTAAACCAAACAACCTGGTCCGTCTCGATATCAAAAGAGACTCTCACTCCGTCTGGACAAGCATCGAGAGCCTGCTGTAACTCATTCAGCGTTTTAACGTGATTCCGTTCAGGCGGTTTAATGAAGTCTTTTACAAACGGACCGTTTACAGCTCTATCGATCTGCTTTAAGAATTCAGCCCCGTGTGCTGGTTGTTGCAATATGTACGAAGGATTCCATGTAGGCATCACTTGCTTATCAACTACATCATAAATTGCGCCCTTTTCATTTGAGGGTACTCCAAAAGTGCGATGAGCTGTAAGGCCTGCCGCAACCACTTTCTTTGTACTGAGCGCTTTAAGCTCTAATTTCAAACGCGGAAGACAACAAGCAATTGCTTGCTCAGAAGGACCACTACGGGAGTTTGATTTGCAAGCAACTATGTTAGTATGAAAGACAGACGCGACATCTCCGCCCGCCTCCTTTACAGCAGCATCCAGTAAAACTCTAGCATTGCCGGCCAATGGTTGTCTGGCAAACAACTCTGTAGAGCCCGGACTATCACCTACATAAATAAACTCTGCATCATCAGGACCAGATCCTGATAAAGGAAAACTATCTGGATTAGCTAGAGGACATACAGAGCATCTCGCTCCCGGTAGTGATTCCATATTACACCTTCTTCATTAGTACTGTTTCATTCGTAGGCTCCCAACCAAGAGTTAGAAGCTCAGATATTTTGACATTATCGGATTCCATTATACATACAGTCGGACAGCTAAGCGCTTCTGCCGCTTGCATAAGCTTTTGTATGGATCGTTTATTCCACATCAATACCGTACACGTTTGTGAACGGCGGTCATAGCAAAGCACACCGTCAATTTTACCTGTTTCGGGATCGACAGCTACATAATGCAAATGTTCGACTCTACCTTGTTTAGGCGCCATCACATATCTCCATCATTTTTTGAATATTTTGTTCTGCAATATCTTTATTACACGAAGCGTTCCAGTCTAATGAATGACGAATAGGCGAAGAGATATAATTATCATGCTGTGCATATGCAATCGGTGCGCCAGTATCAATGCCTCGTACCCAATCATATCGCACAAGAATTTCACGAATCTCTTTTAGAGGTTCTCGATTACATCCTAACAAGTGAATATCGAAAGTATTGTGAAGCTGTAAATCATAAATAATTTTAAGAGCCTCTACTCGACCGCCAGTCAAGCCCTGGAGTAATTTGGGAACACCGATGGATTTACCGCCCAATCGAGAGAGGTGTTTCAAACAGTGTTTCCAATCTTTCCAATCTACGCCTTGGGGTATGAACATACGTTTATGTTCCGGTACTAAGTGTATTGCTGCACGTGTGGCTTTAATTGTACCTCGACTATCATGTAATACATCAGGCATAGCAATCTCATCTGCATTGACAAAACTAGCTGCTAATACTATCTGATGAAATGACGTATCTGCGCGTTCGGCAGCTCCGTTATCTACAATAATATAATGACCTCGATAACTAAACTCCGTATAAATACGTTCGTATATTTCGTCTGCAACTAGTTCTTGACCCAAAGCCATGTGATATCCGAGCTGTGCTTTCATAACTGAATGTATACATTGTGGTGGTGATATAACTGCTAGTTTCATGATAAGCCTATTGCTCGGAGAAATTCGTTTCGTGCTGTGCCAGATGTAAGGAAAGTTCCCTTCATCTCAGAAGTAACCATTTGTGCATCGTGCTCGCGAATTCCCCGACAAGACATGCAGGTGTGCTGTGCTTCGATCACTACTGCAACACCTTGTGCCTCTAAACGATCTTTGAGGTACTTGGCAATCTGAGCCGTTAGACCTTCTTGTACATGAGGTCGTTTTGCAAAATGATGTACAAGACGAGGTATCTTACTGAGTCCGACTTGCAATCTGTTAGGAAGGTATCCCACATGTACGACCCCTTGGAAAGGGAATAAGTGGTGTGCACACAGTGATGCAAACTTGATATTTCTAACCACAATTAATTGATTGACTTCAGCTTCGAAAGTCGTGAATTTGAATCCTATTTCTTTTTCGGGTATGAATTCATTCATGGCACGAATCCAGCGCTCGGCCGTTTGTTCTACACTATCATCCCAAACTTCTTTACCGAAAATTTCCGTTAGCTGGTGTGCTATTGCAGTAATTTCGGAACTGTACTTTATTTCTGTTGTCATTATTTTACTCCTAAACGACATTGTAATCGATCTGCATACATGACATTAACATAAATATCACTTGAAAAATCTTGAAAAATTTGTGCCATGTTTCTTGCATACTGAATAGTGTTATCCGTAGGCGGAGAACCTTCGGGCATAAAAGCAACAGACTTTAAATTGGGATATTTTCGTTGCGTCAGACATTTATGTACTGCGCTTATAGTGAGAGGTTCATCAACAACAAATTTTATCTCGTTTACTAATAGATAGATATCTTCATGTGCTTCAAAATTCAAGACTTCTTTTGGCGACCAAGTAATCCAATCAAAAATACCAAAACCTTCTATCTTATTTTGTCCCGAGGTCTCTAATTGAATAAACACGGGTGAAATTGCTTTACGAATTTCAAGAATCAGATCTTGCAAATTATGTAGAGTGGGCTCACCTCCTGTGATTACAGTATGACGATTTACATGTATAAACTGTTTCAACAATTCTGGAGCAGTAAATACACCCAACATTTCATCACTTTTCCTCCACGTACTTTTCGAATCGCACCAAGGACATCCTACATTACATCCTTGTAAACGAATAAAGGTAGCGGGCGAACCTTGCCATCTTCCCTCGCCTTGTATAGAATGAAATATTTCATTCACTCCATATTTCGTTTCATTAAGATCCATGTTTTCCTCTTCTTATATCTTGGAGCACTAATTCAGCATAGCCTTGAATATCGATCCAATGATCTTCATCTAAAGGTGTTGCGAGTGCTCGGATTAATTTATTGAAAATTAGATTCCACGCAAAGAAATATTTTGGCTGTGTAATCAGAAGATCCATCAATCGTGACGAGCATGCGGATAACATAATACCATGCAATGACCACGCTTCGCCATAGACATCATTACGTTCATCAATTATCTTTTTTCCGGTTTCTGGCATATCGTTCCTCTTTCAAATGAGCTTTATGTGCTTTTACTAATGATCGCATTAAGGGTTTATCGTCTTTTACTTCGTATGTTTCGATTGCTTCCATACATACATATAGTTTGACAATCAAAAGATCTTGCATAATAATACAAAAGTCATAAGCAACCTTTCCATTAGCTCGCCATTGATATATTAATGATGTGCGACCAGTAGGGGTGTAACTATAGACATGCCCGCCAAAAAAGTTTTCGAACATATCCATGACGTTCTTAGTGTTCTGTGAGCAAGATACCCCGAGACGAAGACCCCCGGATTGATTTAATCCGAGCATAACAGAGCCTTCACCATCAAAGAATCCTGCAAAATAAGCCTTGTCTCGGGATGTTGGTTTCACGTTATTTGGCTGGCCATGAAATCTGCATAAGAGGCAACACTCTTAGCAGTCTCCTTAATGGTGACTGTAAGAAAACTCATTGCAATACAAGGATAACCCTTTTCTCGCCAATCAATATCGCTAATACGGGTATGCAAATACTGAGATAACATTTCAGCTGTGGAAGCTGTGCAATGCAAAAGAACGACATCAGTTTTTGGTGCCGCTGCTACATAAGGACAGTTAGCTTCGATATTATCCTCACTGACCAAGAAACGGTGATCTAAATAAGCGATCAAGGGTTTGATGTGATTATCTAACTCACCGTAATCAATGAGCATACCGTTTGGAGGTATTCGCTCAGATGAAATTTCAACTATTACATCGTAATTATGGCCATGCATACGACCACATTTAGGATGACCCTCAAGACGGTGCGCCGCGCTAAAATGGTACTGCCGTGATATTTCAAACATCAGAAACCTCCCAAGGTTTGTTTGTTAGTGACCACAAAGGAAAAGTTAGGTACTCTACAGCATCTGTAAAACCTGCTCCGTTAAAAGCTGCAATACGTTCTAAACAGGTAGGACATGTTCCGCAATGAAAGAGGCCACCTTGATAGCAAGACCATGTAAGCTCTAACGGAACATTGTATGCTTTGGCTATACTTATGATACCAGTTTTAGCCATCCAGGAGAAGGGAGTGATTAAACGTACTTTATGCATAGTACCTACATAAATTGCATTTGCCATACCACCCAGAAACTCTGGGCTACAATCGGGATACGCCCAATTAGCATAATCAGACATATGTGTTGCTATCCACAGATAGTTAGCATCATGAATTATTGCACGTGCAGTTGCTATAGTCAAGAATAAAGCATTACGAAATGGCACGACAGTTGATGATGGACCTTCTTTTTCTACTTCTTGATACTCAGCTTGAGGCATTTCAATGTCAGCATCTGCCATCAATGCAGATACATTACCTTGGAAAATTGATTCTGGTAATTTAATTATTTCGTGTTTGCAACCAAAAAAATCAACAATACTTCTTGCAGCACGCATTTCAGCTGATTCGTGCTTTGATCCGTACGTTACAGAAAGAGCTAATGTCTCTTCAGGTCCATCCTTACACGCCATCGCTAACGCAGTAGTTGAATCTACGCCTCCCGAAAATAAAACCACATTTTTCATTACTACCTCCAAATTATTATCAACGAATCTCGCCGATATTAGAATCGTATAACTAGTGTGCGTTCTGAAAGTTTAGATGGAATATCTAAACCTATGTCAGCCGCTTGCTGTAAATCAACACCGTACATCCAGGCGTCATTTATAGATTGCGGCGGTACACTGTAGGGCGCTTCTCTTAGCTGTGCTCGTAGAGCGTCCCTTTCAAGAGCGCCACGACCTTGCTGACGCCTGGATGTTATCCACCAAGTATGTGCTGGAGCTAACTGAAACCATATAACATTAGTCTCCTCATTATAAGCATGATTAAATCGCGGACGACCTTGTGCTATCATATTTACTAAATCTTCTGTCATTGAGTCTGCTAATGTACGAGCTCGACCAGCATTGATATCAAATACAGATGATATACTTGTTTCCATTATGGCTGCTTCTGGTGGTTCAATTTCGAGAATCTTGCACCACAATAAAATACCGAAATAAACTACTGTATGATTGTTACGTACACGATCGGGCATCTTCTTTGGGAATGCTTTAAAAACTGCTTTGCTTGCTGTCTTAAGTAACGACTTCAATTCTTTTTCCCGCTTGAGTACTTGCTGTATATACCAGCCACCAAATGTACGAGGTATGTTACCTTGAAGTTTTTTAAATGCATTATGTGCTTTAGAGTTTTCTGTTATTGCATCAGGATGTAAATGAGCCACAACAATACGTTCACGGGCAGCAGGGTCTTCAATAAGATCTTCGCCATCCACACTAAAGGGTGCAGTGAGTGGGTAATCAACCGTTGTTTGATCGCCTCGCCCTCGCGGATCATGGCCAGTATCGTAAGACAAAAGTATAAAACGAATAAACCGTTCCACCAATTCATATCTGAACTCCGAAAATGCAATAGGTACAGCGTTTGTAGAACCCATCAAAGCTAACGTAACAAATCGTGTTGTACCTGAATCATATGTCTTGGGATCAGTTTGCCCGAGTAGAGGCATAAACACACGTTGTATCAAAGTTGTCTTACCTGAGCCTTTTGTTCCGGCCACATTCAAAACTGGAAAACGATATAACTGCTTTTCAATCCATGGCTTCAGACATGTTACCGCATACCATCCTATCATAGGCCAGATAGCTTCTTGAGTGTTGAGTGAAGGTATTGCTGTACGCACAAGATTTATCTCTTTTTCAGTAATACCAGGATTCAGCAATAACTCAGGATGCTCACGTTTTGTAGGCAACCAACCTACAGGACCTTCAAAATCTTTCCATACACTATCCGCACTTAGGGCTCCCTTATCTCCAAGAAAAATCATCTGTTCTTTTTTCCAATGCAATCCTAAAACAGGGGTCGCAGATACTTTTGGTAAACCCTGTTTTTGGAGTTCTTGTAATAACATAGGCAATAATTGACGAATAGAATCATCACGACCCAAGAATTGCCAGGCTGCTACAGGCGCCTCAGCATCAAAACGTCTTACAGAAGTAAAGGCTGCACGAGAAAATGTTATGTTCTTCCATTGATGACCTGAAGCTCTGACATCACATACTAATGCATCGGGATTATCTTCTGCTGAGCCATCAAGTAAGATTTTTGGTTCAAGGACGAAAGTACTTATTCGTCGCAATCCTTTTCCTGTTTGAATAAAGTATTGCTCTTCATCTATTATTATTTCCTGCTCAGGTATTTCAGGTTTCTTATCACGAATTTTTTTGATGGTTCGCTTTAAATAATTGTCTGAAGTTTTTTCATCTTGATGTTTATCTCCGCAAACTTGATGATCGAATATCCTATAAATCATTTCATCAGATGCACCAGCTTTTACAAGATTTAATATAATCGCCCAATCTCGTTCACTTCGAGATCTGTATCCTCGTCTATCGCCTGTACGTACTTTGTGGCGGGTCTTTGAATCTAGTTTCGCCAAAAAATCAAAGTCAGTAATGTTATAGGTAAGCTCTGGACGAAACAAATCTAATCGTACTTCAATTGGATTGTCTTTTTCTTTGCGATTCATAGTGCCAGGAATACGTAAAAGCCTATTTGCATTCCAACAAGCTGGATCACTTCCAGGTACATCCTTTATCAACAGCTTATTAAGTTTCTCTATTTGCTTGACATCAGTTAAAGGTTCATTCAATACCCAATACAAATGCCATCCATGTCCGCTGAATACGCACATGGATGGAGGTAAGGTACTTTGCTTTTTCTTGAGATCATCGATATCAACCCAAAGAACAATTGTACCTAATGTATCAGTCTTCTCATTGCCAGGACTTTTACGCATGGCAGGACCAAAGAAAACATCAGTATTATTATTTATATCTGTAGGTACCTCACCAATAAAAGTTGCATTGAGAGGCGAACCAACAGACATAGATATTATACCGCCAAAATGAAACACGTCTAAAAAATCTGTCATATTGCGATCCTAAATTTGGGTGAGCGGAGCAGCTCAATTAGGTATTACTAGATTTGGCGTACTTTCTTCACGCGATTGCGTGGAGGATAAGGATCGCCGTCATCGTCAGTTTGCGTGCTATTTTCGATATCAATCAAGAGCATTGCAGTTCTACCTACAAGCCCTTCAACATCAATCTCGCCAGCAAAATTCTTGGGAAAGCCTAGACCCCGAAGAGTCTGTTTAACACGAAACATTGCAGCTTCGGTGAAGACCATAGCATCAAAAATGATGCGACCTTCAAATTCGTCTTCTTCCACTTTCCAGCGGAGATTGATCATTTCATTCCCGGCTTTCGATACTGTTTCCTCAGCAGCGACAAGAGAGCACAAATAATCGCCAACAGGGATAGGCTCTAAGCCTTTAACGTCACTAAAATCAATAGAGGGGGACATAGGTATTACACTCCTTACGTTCGGTTCGGTTCGGTTCGGTTCGGCAAAACATGAGCTAGCTCCGCTCAATCAAATCCATGATCTTTGCCATTGTAGGATCACACATATGTTGAATATTCATACCGTGTTGATCCTTGCCATAATAATTTACAGTCTCATGAACAAGCATAACGCTATGTGTCTTACTTGTCATTTTATCAGTTGTTGCTGTCATGAGCTTCTTGGGTGCTTTTAACATTGGTATTACACGACCTACTGTGTAAAACATGCCTGCAATTTCTGTTCCTGCTTGCCCCCACATTAAAGGAGAATAATACGTAGGCTCATTTTGAACTACTGTTTTGGCTTCGAGCGTAGTTAAAATAAGATTCATATCTAACTTAACAAAATGTACCGCCCAGTTAAGCATAGTCGCTAATACTTGTCCAAAGCCTTGTCGTTGCAGCTTAGGACTAAGATCACCAGGTTTGATATTTTTGCCTCCAAGAACTTTACGGATAACGAAGCGCTGAACTTCCGTCATGCCGTCTATAATTAACGTATCGTACGGAGGATTCAAATCGAATCTTTTTACATAATCATTCTTGGGATCTTGTCCCTTTACTAACCATTCATACGGTTCATTAAAATCTACGATATCTTCGATTGTAATAACATCAGGTATTGCGAGACCCATTTTAACAAGTCGACGGAGAGCAATCGGATTACCGAAGGATTCCAACATCAAAACATTACCTAAAGAGCCACAACTTGCAGCTGTGCCAGCAATGGTTGTTTTACCTGAACCAGGTTGTCCGTAGAGCATTAATTTGAGCTTCTCGGCTTCTGCCGCATATCGCTGTGCCATGCTTACTCCTTTTTTGTTCGATCAGACGTATTCGATTTTCGTTTTTGGAATTCTAAGTTTAGTATGTCTCGATAATTCCCGCCTGCGTTCTGTGCTATACAGACGCTCTTGAATAAACAGAAGTTGCAAGATAGCCATCCAGGAGCTGAGTATAAAGTGATATCTGGGTTCGTCATTTCTAACGCAGTATAATACAATCCCTCTAATACTGAATCTATTACTTGACGAGTTTTACGTAGGGGAAAGCGCTTGAAAAATTTTGCTTCATTCTCTTCATACTGAGCGACTGTGTGACTGTATTCTTCTAGAGCAGTTTCTCTAGTCCAATTAAATGCTTCCATTACAGTATCAAGATAAGCAAAGGAAGTTGTGTCCATATTTTTCGCTCGACTGAGACCGCCGTTTTTGAGTATAACAGGTTTAGTGGGTCCCTTTTTTCGCATCACATTATATAGGATACCCTCAGGTTTTATTCCAAAATGAATTTCTGCAGCATGTAAGTATAATGAAGATTGTTCATCGAGAGCAAGTGAACGTAATAATTCAGATACTGAGCGAGTTGTTTTAGCTTCCCAAATCCAATACTCGCCTGTAGTTTTATTACGTACCCAACCATCGAAACGACCACCTAAAGTAAAACCTGGAACTTCACGCCCTTTAGGATCCAGCAACGGAATTTCAAATGGAACTTCCATAGCGAGAAATTCCAGGTTTCTATCAGAGTAGTTCTTTCTGTCGAACTCTTGCCAAAGAGTATAATGAGTTAATACAGCTTCGATAAGTTCTATCTGCTCATCCACTTTTTGTTGTTCGGAGGGCCACAATTCTAACTTCGCTATCTCAGCTAATTCTTTATCTAGATACTGTTGCAATGCTAAAAACAAATCTGTATCATGTAGATAATATTGCTCTAAAGAATCATGTACAGCTCTTCCTGTAAAGAAGGGCGCATATGGTATGATAGGTTCAAGGTTTTCTCGCAATGCAGATGACCAACCCCACTTTCTGCGACACTGACGAAAAGTTTTTACATCAGAGATGTGTATTGATATTGACGCCATATAAGCTCCCGTTGCTGTTTTCAATTAGATGGTAATTATAATACATTTCCCAAAAAAATAAAAGGTCTAAAAAGGTTTAGTCACCCTGAAGATATTTTCTCACTAACTCCCCCTCATTCCACTTCTCGTCTACAGCAGTCAATACTAAACGATCTTCATAACATGAATATAGACGATAAACAGTACTAGGTGATGTGATATCCATTCGATCAATGCGATCAGTTGCTTGTTTCATTGCACGATGAGACCAATGAGCATCTAAAAAGATGGCATGACGAGCACGTTGTAAGTTCAGCGTCTCACCCATAGCATCTATTGTACCAAAGATCAGGCGAGTCTTGCCCGTCTTAAAACACTCGGCAGGCACACCACCCATACCTCCCACGACTAGATCTCCGTCGTACTCTTCGGATAGTTTAATTGCGAGGTCTCGAAATCGTGTAAAGATGACTGTGGGATCATTTGGGTGATCAGAGAGCCAATCATCAAGCCATGCTAGCTTGCCTGAGTAACCCTTTAGTCCAATCAAAGAAGGATCTACCGATACTTGATGGGCTTTGGTGATGAAGGATAATACGTTTGTAACCAAGAATTCTTTCTCTTGCACTGGTACAAGTATATCGTCCGCTTCCTTGAATTGTTTATATGCTTCGGCTTGTTTAGGCAAAAAGTCTACGGGAATGTCAGCGATAATCATTGGAGGCAAATCGGGCATGACATCGCGACGTGCTCTTTGTAATACATAAGGTTGTAACATAGTAGCAAAGGCTTTGGGATCTTTTGCACCCCCCAGTACCCAATGATTTTGATACCCGGGTTTTTTTATTATCCACTTAGCAACGAATCCCCAGAAAGCTTTGAATATATCTGGTCGAACAAAGTGTAAGAGAGCCCAGTAGTCAGCAGAGGTAGTCTCAGACGGAGTTGCAGTCAGTACAAGTCCTCGAACGTAATTGAGATTCTTTATAGATTTAAATGTTCCTGTCTTTCGATTTTTAAAGCGATGGCCTTCATCAGCAATTACCCAATCCCACAAGACAGTACGAAGATTATTTATTGATATATCGTCGAATAGTTCGGGGTATGTGACAATAGCGTAGCCTTCAAAGTCATTTAGTTTCCACGGTATTTTATTCATTACCAATATTCGTCCGTAGTCAGGATCTTGCTCATGTATTGTCTCTATCCATTGTGCTATTGCGCTATGAGGAAGAACTAAGAGAACTTTATTCTGACCTAGTTCGCGAGACGCTTTCGCTACTTCTACAGATACGAGAGTCTTGCCACAACCACAATCATCGGCTAGCAGGAAGCCGGCCGATGATAGAATTCTTTCTATGGCAGTACGCTGAAAGGGGTAAGGTGTTTTCACTACCAACCCATTTGACGTAAGGTGAATTCTTCTCTGGTTATGTAGTTGAGTCTATAAAGTTCTCTGTCAATTAGTCGTCGGGAAATTTTCTCGCACACTGATAGCAAAGAGAGACGCGAACGTTCGCTATTGCCGGTTGTGCGAAGAACTCTATGCATTGTTTTGCTGGGATCTCCTTTCCAGTATCGCACCCAAGCGACTTGCTTAGCTACGTCAACCTTAGTCACAAAACCAAATTCGACAGCTTCATGATCGATATCACCGTGAGCGTGCGTTGGGATGTAAGCGACTTGTGTGCCTTGTTTAAGATTCATGATGAAGATCCAATGCGCCCAGAGGGTAAAACAATGCATGACCAAATGCTGTATCATCAGGTGAATGTACAGGATTACCTTGAGGAATGCCGTCAACCTCAAAGATAGGAGGGCGAGCTTCGTATATCTTAAAGGCCAACTTGCCCGGTTGTTGAATGGAGTTTCGTACGTGGCAGACAACGGTCGTAATGAAGATATCGCCAGCTTTCAATTCGTTAGGGTTTATGGTACCTTGATTCTTAATCTTGGAATTCATTGGTTTGTTCCTTTCGCTTTCTGTTTGCGGACACGACGTTTGTGAGCCTTCGTACGTCTGCGATTGATACGTTTGCTAGCTTTGGCGATTTTGTGGCGCTTCTTGGTTAGAGGTGTTTCACTTTTGCGACCCCATCCTGCATCCCCTTTTTTGATGGTGAGTTTGATTTTCGTCGCTTCTAGAAAGTCTTTTGCGTCTTTAGGTAATGAGGGTGTGTCCATTTGCTCTCCTTTGATAGGACATAAATAGTTCGCTCGTTGAAATTATGTTCTGTAACACAGGCTGCAAATTCAGTGCCCACAAAAATGTTATGCGTGTCGGGTTTTGTGGGTACCGCACTAACAGGATGTAATATACCAAAAGCATGTTTGATTACTGTGTCTATATCAGTTGTTACTGTTACAGCTACAGTTTTGTTTTTATGAAAGGTAATGACAAATAACTTAAGTTTAGTCATCAGTATTCTTTTATGTTTTTCGCCCAAAAGAGGCGAGCGTGCTGATATGCGTCCTTCCGATGTGGCGAGCCAAGTACCCATGATTTGTCCTCATTCATAACTTTCACTTTGACTCTCATGTGGGGATCTTGTAGCTTTAAAAGCTCGTGACCATTCTCTGCACGAGCATACATATATAAATAAGTTTGAATAATTGCTATTACTTGTACTGAAGGAAAGTCTGACCCCGTTTGTGATAGTGCTTTACCTTGCCTGAGACGAAAAGATTCTGCTACGACAAAATCAGGTAAGCGCGGTACTCGTGCATTGTAGTACGTGCCGCTTATAAGGGCTTTGGTTATCGCGAAACGATGAGACCAAAGTATCTCAAAGCAATCTGTTACCTGAAAATTGTCTGCAGAAACATCGGCTACACATACGCCGGTTGTTTTACCTGGATCAAAAGCCATTAGAATCATCATATCTCCCAGCAAAAAAGGGTCGGACGACTTGGCAATCGTCCGACCACGTGGCGGATAGACCAAGCTTATTTGCCGAATCGACCCTTCTTTGCTTTCCCTGTAACGGAAGCAGCGGAAGCGGGAGTCGCAGATTTCTCTGCATTGGCGAGAGCTTTCTCTTGCAGAGCAGCCTTGCGTTTGACTTGATACGCTTTCTGCTTCTCATAGTTATACCGAGGAGCCAACTCGATATCCTCTTTCGCAAGCATGGCTTTGACTGCTTCGAGTTTGCCGTGAGGAACACGGATAACCCATAGTTTGCCATCACCACGAGGGCCGGAAGTCTTGCGAATACGAGGAGTGTCACGGAACACGGTGAGATCCTTGATGGACATGGTCCATTTCTTATCTACCATCGTGGCCGAGATTTCTTCTGAGCGAATCAAAGCACGGATACGGGCTTCCGAGAGATTCAAGAAGATAGATGCCATACGAATATTCATGACATCAGGAAAATTGACTTGTGAAAGATCGAGCGGTTCGGACATTGAGTACCTCCTAGGCACTTGGATTAAATAGGCGTTCAAATCATTTTGAACTTATACAATTATTGTACCCTATATTTTAGTTTTTACGTTAGAATTACGTGAGAGTTTTCCTTGTTTATGTGTTATATCAACCCCGCCAGGTCCTCTGGTACTTCCTGGTCCGTGTCTGGCACGTTCTGATAGACATGGTCCATAAACCATTCAAGAGCCCGTTGATGTCTCTGCACCTGATCGTATAGAGGTATGAGGAGAATAACAAGTACTACATTAGCGGCTAGTGTAATTGCCAAAATCAGGCGGGTTAGCGTAGCATCTAAACTTAGGGCCACAGTTAGAAGCATCAATCCAGCAAATATAAAGCCAAGTGGTTTAAGATTCATAAATACTCTCCTTGAGTAACAAAATGAAATGACGCAACTCTCTTTTGGGAGCACGATTCATACGAAAAGATCGCTCACCCGTAAGATTGCGGTAAATTAATATGGATGTTGCTGGATCGGTTTTCCACAATGAATGTAAACGAAGACGTACATTATGCCAGTCCCAGAAAGTTAATGGCTCTACTTGTATCACAGCCAAATACAAATCTGAAATAGAGTCCCGATACAACACAATTTGATCTATCTCTCTGTTATCGAAATAACTTATACCCATTTGAGATGTTTGTCCGACAGGTAACGCACAAACGAGATTACGAATACGAAACAATCTTTCAGTATACGTATCTATAGGAGTGTTGAGATACGCTCTCAGTCGGATGAAAGAATACCTAATTTTTTCGTGGTCCTTAAACGATAGAGATAATCGTAAAGCTTGCCACGTAGGTTCATACGAGACACTCCATACAGTATGTCGATTGTATTGTATATTTAAGTGAGAATCGATAACTCGAAACTTCTTAATTGCCATAACCGTTAGACTCCGCTTGAAAGTCAACGAGATCATCTTGAAAGGTACTCAATTGCTTTTTTAATGAACGAAACGTATTGTGACCTAGTGATTGGATCACGCCTTCCATTATCATTACATTCAACAAAATATCTGCCCACGTGTGAGCTGTCTTACGAGACTCACGAGGTACACAACATACATGAAACGTATTGCGAGCTTCTGCTGCTGTGAAAGGTCGCCCTCGATAGTTTGTTACGAGACGTAATGAAAAAGTACGTTCGTACGTAAAGCATTCATGTGTCTTACTGATCCGAGATAATTGGTTCTTCATCTGGTACACCTTCCTTTAATCTTTTTAAACTGGATGTTACAATTGTGTGTGCGACGTCCCCAAGATCCGCGCCATACAAAGCTTCAAGTACCGCATCTAATTCTCCATCACGTACATAGATACTGTACTTACGCCTACCGTCAGTGCGTCTTATTTTACGTGGAGCATTGTCTCGATATTCAATCAAGTCTGTTTCCATAACGTGATGACGTAACACTTTAGAGCCCTCAGTTAAAGGTAACAACTGTGACGGTAGTTTACCTTTTCGAATGAGAGACCTCACATACGGAGCAGTGAGCCCAACGAATGTAGCGGCTTGATTGATGGTGTACATCTTATTCTTCATCGATCACCTCTCTTACTTTCGTTACTGTATATGCATGTAATATCATATCTTCGGTTGCTGCCAATTGTTTACCGTAAGTGTTAACAGCTTGCAAAGATTTGTTTTGTGTTGCTAGCAGTGCGGGTACCTTGTAGATAGTTAGCACCCCTTTTAAAGTAACATCAAATGTTACACGTACGGTTTTAGTGAGTTGTTTAGCCATATGTTTCCTTTCTTACTTTCAATATACAGTAATTATAATATAAATCAGTGGTTTCAACAAGGTGTCTTTTCAAATATTTTAGATACGGGGAAGGGGGGGATATATTTTTGATACCTGGTTAAAATTTTCGTTCTGTGTTATAATATAAATACGGATTCAAAAAACCTACAAGGAGAAACGATGCCTAAAAATACCGATACAGCCGAATATCTGATTGATGAGTATTCTCAACTACTCGATGAAAGTCTTCACGGCGGTGAGAGCACACCCGCTACGTATCTGGACACTCGAAACAAGGTTACTAAGTTTGCCGAGAAGGTGGGACACTCAGTAGGGAGAGTGCTCACAGGATGCTTCGTACGAGCTCGGACAAATCAACCGATGCCTTGGGAATCTTCGGATGAATGATAAACATTTGCTCGTATATGATTCTGAAAAGAAGTTGTGTGGCGCGATTATGGATCTGAGTAATACACAGCAGAAGCAAGTTGAAAACGTACTCTCGCAACTCAGCGCCACTTGGAAACTATTCAAACGTGGCAAACTTGTGTTACTGATTCCGTGTCTATGTGGTCAGTCCACAGCAGTGTACATGATTGGAGACAATAACGCAAATGGTAAATCGATATGTGAGTGTGGACGGCACATCACGTTATATTTACGTAGACATAAGGAGTAATTATGTGGCCAAGTAAATACCGCTCATTCATTTCTGGGTACTTAGGGCTCATTGTCGTAACCCTACTGCTCATCGGGTCAGTCCGTGGGCCCGCATTCGCATTCGCAATCCTTTTAGACTTCATGCTTTTCTTTTGCGGAGCGGTGATAGTTCTGATCGTAGTATATATCTTGTGGAGGATTCGATGATGAATAGTCAATTGGAAAAGTTTGCCCGAGACACTCTTAAAGAAGGACTCGCTGAGTTGACAGAGGCCAATCATCTTATATTTAAGAGAATGTACTCTCCTGATGATTTGACTTTGGATATAAATGAAGTTGTAGATAGCATGCCTAGTAATCGATTAGACTGGGCTATGCAACAAGTGGAGAGAAGTATTCGCCCGAATCACTGCAAAGACTGTCAGCCGGATTTCAACCGAGAGGCTTGTGAAGCTTGTTCGTATCGTCCTGATCCTGATCCTGATCCTGATTCAATAACGTGTAGCCATAAGAGCGTGACAGTTTATGGTCGTTTAGTCTCTCTCCAAACTCTTTATGAACCCGCAGAGTACGAATTTAAGGTAACATGTGATGAGTGTGACGAAGAGTTCAACGAGATACCTGAAGGTTCAGACTCCAGTGAAGAACGTTGGGAAGAGGAGTTCGACGAGACGTGATTTTCCGCGCCCTCACAACAAAAACCCCCAAGCTAACGCGAGGGGGTTTTTGTTTTCCTTGGTGTGGTGCTTTAATGCATAATGAAATCGATTACGAGTATGAGAATGATGAGACCTATCATTGTATCTTCTCATTGAATGCGCTAAGTAAGATACGACTTAGGCGCTTGTAACCGGCTTGTGCAGTCCAGCGAGCGTACCATTGTGCTACTTCCTGAGCACTCCAATCTACTTGAAACTCTTTTTTAGCTTGCTGAGCGCTCTCTTCCATTTTTTGAGCAATAGTAAATCGAGGAGGACTTTTTTGTGTGATCATGCGATCTCCTTGTAAGTAATACGAGAGCCTCAATTAAGAGGCTCTCGGTTGATATGAGGGAGCGTTGGTTAGCTCGCTTTCACTTTCTTTTTGTATACTGGCTTGGTGACGATCGCGCCGTTATCTGCTTCGTTCAGAAGGCTCAGGGCCTCTTCGTGCTCTTCGGGC